CACGATGAAAGTGGTAAATGGGAGAGGCCTGATAATATAAAAAACAACTGGAGAGTTACAAAAACTTGCTTAAGATTAGGTAGTAGAATAGTTGGTAAATGCATGATGGGATCTACTTCTAACGCATTAGATAAAGGGGGTGATAATTTTAAAAACTTATACAATAACTCTGATGTAACAAAAAGAAACAGGAATGGTCAGACTAAATCTGGATTATATTCTTTATTTGTACCAATGGAGTGGAACTATGAAGGATTTATGGATGAGTATGGCCTACCTGTGTTTGATACACCAGATAACGAGATCCACGGCCCACACAATGACCTTATTGATACTGGCGTTGTAGAACACTGGCAAAACGAAGCTGAAGGACTTAAAAATGATCAAGACGCGTTAAATGAATTTTACCGTCAGTTTCCTAGAACTGAAGAACATGCGTTTAGAGACGAAACTAAAAATAGTATATTTAATTTAGCAAGAATATACGAGCAAATAGATTATAACGAAGAGAATAACCAAACACCTTCTGTTGGTAATTTTCAATGGATCAATGGTATAAAAGATACTAACGTACAATTTTATCCAGATCCCAAAGGTAGATTTAGAATTAGCTGGGTACCACCAAGTCATTTACAAAATAAAGTTATAGTCAAAAATGGTACTAAATATCCAGGCAACGAGCACATGGGTGCTTTTGGTTGTGATAGTTATGATATATCAGGTACTGTAGATGGTCAAGGTTCAAACGGTGCTTTGCATGGTTTAACTAAGTTTAGCATGGAAGATGCACCACCTAATCAGTTCTTTTTGGAATATGTAGCTAGGCCGCAAACAGCTGAAATATTTTTTGAAGATGTTTTAATGGCATTAATATTTTATGGTATGCCAATATTAGCAGAAAATAATAAGCCACGTTTGCTATATCATTTAAGAAGACGTGGATACAGAGGTTATTCTATGAATAGACCTGATAAAGTTTGGAATAAATTATCTGTTACTGAAAAGGAAATCGGTGGTATACCAAACACAAGCGAAGACATTAAACAAGCGCACGCGGCAGCAATTGAAACTTACATACAAGAGCATGTGGGTCTAAGGTCAGACGGCGCATATGGTAATATGTATTTTAACAGAACATTAAATGATTGGGCGAAGTTTGACATTACTAGGCGTACTAGGTTTGATGCTACTATTAGCTCAGGCCTTGCTCTTATGGCGTGCAATAGGCATTTGTATAAACCTAATGCAGAAGTTGCTAAAGCGCAAGTAAATTTTAATTTTGCAAAATATAAAAACTCTGGAACAAGATCACAAATAATAAAATAAAAATGGCAAAAAGTACAAAAGGTTATTTTCCAAGTCAAGTAGTTAGTGATATAGAAAAGTCAAGCTACGAGTATGGATTAAAGGTTGCTAAGGCAATAGAACACGAATGGTTTGGAAAAGATTTTAATTCAAACAGATATAACTTAAATCAAAGAGACTACCACAAGCTTAGGCTATACGCTAGAGGCGAACAATCAATACAAAAATATAAAGATGAATTATCTATAAATGGTGATTTATCTTATCTTAATTTAGACTGGACACCAGTTCCTATTATATCTAAGTTTGTAGATATAGTAGTTAATGGTATAGCAGAAAGAACATACGACATAAAAGCATTTTCACAAGACCCTTACGGCGTTACAGCAAGAACTGAGTACATGGAATCTATCATGAGAGATATGAACACTAAAGATTTTATGGATAATGTACAGGCTAACTTTGGTATTAATTTATATGAAAATGATTTAGATACAATACCAGGATCAGAAGAAGAACTTCAATTACACATGCAATTAACTTATAAGCAAGGTATAGAAATAGCAGAAGAGCAAGCTATAAATACTTTGTTTAATGGTAACAAGTACGAAAATACATTGAAAAGGTTATACTATGATATAACAGTACTTGGTATTGGTGCTGTAAAAAATAACTTTGATACATCATCAGGTATAACTGTTGATTATGTTGATCCAGCTAATTTAGTTTATTCTTATACTGAATCACCATACTTTGAAGATATATATTATGTAGGTGAAGTAAAGAACATACCTATTAATGAACTTAAAAAACAGTTTCCAAACTTAACTAACGAAGAGTTAATGGAGATAGAAGATCAACCACGTTTAACGTCATCTGCAGCAAATAGATATGGAACTACATACGATAATAACAATACAGATAATAACATAGTTCAAGTATTATACTTTAATTACAAAACGTATAATCATGAAGTTTACAAGTTAAAACAGTCAGGATCAGGCGCAGAAAAAGCTATTGAAAAAGATGATACGTTTGAGGCTGTTGGTGATGTACCATTTGAAAAGTTATCAAGCTCATTAGAGGTTTTATATGACGGAGCGTTAGTGTTAGGTACAAAAAAATTATTAAAATGGGAGCTTGCTGAAAACATGGTAAGACCTAAAAGTAATTATACTAAAGTTAAAATGAATTATAGTATAGTTGCACCACGTATGTATAAAGGTAAAATTGATTCATTAGTAAGGCGTATAACAGGTTTTGCTGATATGATACAGCTAACACATTTAAAGTTACAACAGGTCATGTCGCGTATGGTTCCAGATGGTGTGTTTTTAGACGCTGATGGTTTGGCTGAAGTTGATTTAGGTAACGGTACAAACTATAATCCACAAGAAGCATTAAACATGTTCTTTCAAACTGGTAGTATCATCGGTAGATCATTAACACAAGAAGGTGATCCTAATCCAGGTAAAGTACCTATACAAGAAATTGCAAGTGGTAGCGGTGGTCAAAAGCTACAAAGTTTAATTGGTGCGTACAACTATTATTTACAAATGATAAGAGATGTAACTGGATTAAATGAAGCAAGAGATGGTAGTACGCCTGACAAAAATGCTTTAGTTGGTATACAAAAAATGGCAGCAGCTAATTCAAATGTAGCTACAAGACATGTATTGCAAGGTGGGATGTTCTTAACTACAGAAACAGCAGAAAATATATCACTAAGAATATCAGACGTTTTAGAATACTCACCAACAAGAGACGGTTTTATTCAAGCTATTGGTGCTCACAATGTAGCAACATTGCAAGAATTAAGTGAGTTACATTTATACGACTTTGGTATATTCTTAGAGCTTGCACCTGATGAAGAAGAAAAGCAATTACTAGAGAACAATATACAAATGGCTTTACAGTCTAATAGTATAGAACTTGAAGACGCTATTGATGTAAGAGAGGTTAAAAATTTAAAACTAGCTAATCAGGTTTTAAAATTAAGAAGAAGAAAGAAAATAGAAAGAGATCAAGCTATAGCCCAAGCTAATATACAACAACAAGCACAAGCTAATGCTCAAGCTCAACAAGTTGCAGCTCAAGCAGAAGTTCAAAAGCAACAAGCTATACAAGCCTTACAGTTACAAGGTAATGCTCAAAAAGCAGAGCTTGAAGCAAATAAACTACAATTAGAAGCTGAACTTAAAAAAGATTTAATGGCTCAAGAGTTTGAATACAGTCAACAACTTAACATGGCAGAGAAAAGTTCGCTGCAAGAAAGAGAAAGTATACGTGAGAATAGAAAAGACGATAGAGTTAGATTACAGGCAAATGAGTCAAGAAAAAATAAAAAATTTGAATCTTCAGGTAATGATATTATAGAAGGTAGTATAGGTTTAGGAAGATTTGAACCAACCTAATGTTTAACAAATAAATAAATAATAATGGCAATAGTAACTAATGATTGGACTGGTAGTATAGTAGCATCAAGATGGATTGATGACGATGTCGCTGAAACTCCTGGTAGAGGAACTTACTTTTGTGCTATTGAATGTATTACAGCTACTACGTTTACTGCTTTAATATCTGAAAAGATAGATGATGATAGTGATGGAGAAGCTGCAGATGTAAGTGTTTATATAAACACAGAAGGAACTGATGCTGGTACAGCAATAGTAACTGGTGATACGTTTCCAGTTGGTACAATATTATATGGTAAGTGGACTACATTTACTTTAAATAGTGGATCAGTAATAGCATACGAGTGTAAATAAGAAATTGTACGAGAGTACATATGTTTAATTTTATAATATTATATTATGGCTAAAGATGAAAAAAACGTCAAGATAGACGAAAAAAGTGCTGAAGCCCCACAGGGTGAAGTAAAAGTAAAACCTCGAAAAAAGTTTGCTCCGCAAAATGAAGAACCTGTAAAGGTTAATCTTGCTGAGCCAAAAAAAGAAGAGGTTAAAGAAGAACAACCACAAGAAGAAGTAAAACAAGAGGAAACACCTGTTGTTGAAGAGGTAGTTGAAGAAAAGAAAGAAGAGGTTGTTAAAGAAAAAGAAGCTCCAGTTGTAGAGGAAATAACTGATGAAGAGGTAGAAGAGAAGGTAGAAGAAGTACAAAAATCAGTTGAAGAGGCGATTGAAAAAGCAGAAAAAACTGGAGAAGAGTTACCAGAGAATATTCAAAAGCTTATGAAGTTTATGAATGAAACTGGTGGTGATCTTGAGGATTACGTTAAATTAAATCAAGACTATAGTAAGTATGATGACACAGCGTTATTAAGAGAATACTATAGACAAAATAAACCACATTTATCAAGTGATGAAGTTGATTTTTTAATGGAAGATTCATTTACTTATAATGAAGAAGCAGATGATCCAAAAGATATCAAGCGAAAGAAATTAGCGTTTAAAGAGCAAGTTGCCGACGCTAGAGCCCAGTTAGACAGGCAAAAGTCTACATACTATGAAGAGATTAAGAGTGGTGTTAAGTTAACACCTGATCAACAAAAGGCGATTGATTTCTTTAATAGATATAACGAAGAACGAGGCGAACAAGACAAGGCTGTTGAACAACAACAGTCTAGATTTAAAGCTGAAACTGATAATCTATTTAATAAAAACTTTAAAGGTTTTGAATACAATGTTGGTGAAAGAAAATTTAGATTTAATGTTAAGGACGCGGGTGAAGTGAAAAGCACGCAGAGTGATATTAATAACTTTGTTAACAAATTTGTTGACAGAAAAACACAATTAATGTCTGATGCTAAAGGTTATCACAAATCACTGTTTACAGCAATGAACGCAGACGCTGTTGCGAATCATTTTTACGAACAAGGCAAGGCAGACGCTATAAAAGAAAGTATAGCTAAAGCAAAAAATGTTAGTATGGAACCTAGACAAGGTCTTGGTGAAGTTCAAGCAGGTGGTCTTAAAGTAAAAGTTTTACAAGACAATGCGTTTGATTCTGGTAAACTTCGTTTTAAATTTAACAAAAACAAATAAAGTTTAACAATTATAAATTAAAATAATTATGGCAGCAATTACTCCAAGTAATACAGGTGGAGCACTTAATAGTGTACCTTCACCGATTAAAGCGGCTATATCAACTAACTATTTGGATTTTACATCTGGTAGTAACGACTGGTCTCAGCAGTACTTACCTGATCTAATTGAGCAAGAAGCAGAGGTTTACGGTAAAAGAACTATCTCTGGTTTCTTAGCTGCAGTTGGCGCAGAAGAGGCAATGAGCTCAGATCAAGTGATATGGACGGAGCAAGGTAGATTACATCTATCTTACAAAATTAGTGCAGTGAATGAATCAACTAACGTTATCACCTTAAACGGTGTTGTTGGTACTTCAGACACAGCAAGTTTCTCAGCAAACGGACACGCAATCAGAATAGGACAAACAGTTCTAGTTTCTGATGGTGCTGCGTCTCCAGTTGTATTTAGAGGTTATGTTTCAGCTATTGCAGCTACTACTATTACAGTTTTACCTTACACAGGTGCAGCTATTAGTAATATTAGTGGATTTAGCTTAAGTGGCTCAAACGGTAGAGTTTTCGTATACGGTTCTGAATTTAAAAAAGGAACTAATGGTATGGGCGACACTTCTGGTAATAACCCAGTACAACCTGAGTTTAAATCGTTTAACAACAAGCCAATTATCTTAAAGGATCATTATTCAATCGCTGGATCTGATACTGCAAGAATCGGTTGGGTTGAGGTTAGCGCAGAAGACGGAACTTCAGGATACTTATGGTATTTAAAAGCTGAAGCTGATGTTAGAGCTAGATTCAACGACTACTTAGAAATGGCGTTGTTAGAATCAGAAAAAACAACTGTATCTGCAGATGGTGGTGCTACAGAAATTACTGATAGCCTAGGAACTAACTCAGGTACTGAAGGTTTATTCTCAGCTATTACAGCTAGAGGTCATGTAACTTCTGGTATCGCTGGTACAAGCGCGGTAGATGACTTAGGATCTTTTGATGAGATTCTTAAGAAGTTTGACGAGCAAGGTGCTATCGAAGAATACATGTTATACTGTAACAGAAGCGTATCATTAGCAATTGATGATATGTTAGCAGCTCAGAACTCTTACGGAACTGGTGGTACATCTTACGGTGTATTCAGCAACTCTGAAGATATGGCACTTAATTTAGGTTTCTCTGGATTTAGAAGAGCGTCTTACGACTTCTACAAATCAGACTGGAAATACTTAAATGATGTAACATTAAGAGGTCAAGATGCTTTCTCTGATATCAGAGGGGTATTAATTCCTGCTGGTACTTCAACTGTTTATGATGAAATAGTTGGATCAAGCATGAGAAGACCTTTCTTACATGTTAGATATAGAGCGTCTCAAACTGACGATAGAAGAATGAAAACATGGATCACAGGATCTGTTGGTGGAAACATCACATCTGATCTTGATGCTATGGAGATCAACTTCTTATCTGAGAGATGTTTAGTAGTACAAGGAGCTAATAACTTCATGTTACTTAACTAA